GTCCCATACCCAACCGTTGAAATTGTCTCCCCCAAGAAACTGTATCGCTAGCATTTTTTTCTCTGGATACTGATAAATCTCAGTGGTTCCAACGCCTTCGATACGTTTCTCTTCGTCAAAGGCAACCCACAACTGCTGGCTACCGTTGAGTATCGCAGCATAAAGAAACTCTAGATTCCAACGCCCATGAGACCTATCAACCGCCCTTGCCAACTGAGGCTTCACCTCTACCCAAAGCGTGTTCAGGTAGTTAGGGGGGATCATTGTGATCGTATGGGTCACCTCTCTAGGCTCATCCCTACGCCTAACCTTAGGCTCTCTGGAGATGTCCTTGAACTGTGATGCGTCGAAGTCTAGTAGTTTATTCATGCTGGTAGTATACCCCCTGCTTTAGCTTGAATCGGTGCTGGCTGCCTTGTTGTGCCAGTCCTCTCCATGCGGACTCTATCCATCATGCCCTCAAGCTCTTGTGCTCCAGCAGAACTGTCGCCGTCACCCAGCCCAGATACAACATCACCGGGAACAATAAACTCGCCGGGAGACACCGCTACAGGCTGCTGATCACCAATCATTCCGGGGATCATGTCATCCATACCGCCGCCTTGACCCTGAATCAACCCCTCTTTCTGAGATCCGGGGACAACTCCCTCAAGAACCTCAGACCTCAGAGCTTGGAAGGCTTCAATACCAAACTCATCGATGAACCGCTTGATGACAAGGTCTGTCTCTTCTTCTGACAAACGACCCATCAGGGCCATTGCCGTCTGATCAAAAAGCATCTTCTCCATTCCGGCGTTAGTCTCACCGCCTGCCTGCATGCCGTAAGCTTCCCCATACCGCATACCGGCTATGTCGGTCTCAGTCGTTTCATCAAAAGGATTTGCGTCAAGGTAGTCTTGAGCGGCCTTGCGCTTTCGCCCACCTACAGACTGCCTGTTCACAATCTCTAAAGCTTCAGCGCGTCTCGATGGATCTGCTGCCGCTATAAATGGATTATCTGACATGCTTGATGCCATGACCGCAGCGGTATCAGTGCTTGCCGTGCTTGTCCCTGTTTCTGCTGGTTCAGGGTTACGGAAGTACATAATCTCTGGATCTATGCCGGGACGGTAACCCTCAAGATCTGCTGGACTGATAACCTCAGTACCCCTCAAGCCTCTCTGCGCCGCAGCGGGGCCGCCAAGTCCTGAACCCAAACCAAAGTTGAGTCCTCCACCGGGGTTAAAATTGCCGGGATCACTAGATGGGCCGCCACCCATCATCATCTTTACTGGAGGCGCTTCGCCTGCCAGACCGTAAACGCCTGACACTGTGTCCATGTAGTTCTGTGGATTGATGCTTGTTATGCCACCCTCTGCCAGACCGCCTACACCGCCAGATGTGCTGCCGTACCTGCTTGCCTCTAGGCCAGCCTGATTACGTCGATAGTCCTCTTCTCGCTCTTCCGCAGACTGCCCGAACATGCGCTCCATCTCGTTTAACCGATCTATTTCTGCGCGTTGACCTTCGCCTACTGCGATAGGGATCGCGGCGCTAGGAGTCAGCAAGCCCTTACCAATATCGGCAAGCCCCCCGTCTTTTACAACATCAAAAGCAGACATGTCGGATGCGAACTTTTTAGCTGCATCGGCACCTGCTCTAGCAGTCTCCGCTTGAGCTATAAAAGGATTGTTTGCTGCGGTTAAAGCGTCAGGAGTTGCTCCCGCTGCTATCTGTTGAGCTTTAGATAGATCTGCTAATTTGCTGGCATCAGTCGCTGCCTGCTCAAATCCTTGAACACCTTGCAGGCTTTCGGCCCCAGCCTGCACCGCCTTATCTACACCAAAGGTCGTTGCGGCAGAGGTAAGAGCCTTCATTGGGTCAAAGTCTTCGCCCATCAAACCAGAGCGGATACCCTCTGTTGCCAAGCCTTTGCCAGCCATCATTGCCGCTTTCCCTACCAGTCCACCACCGAGGCCGCCCAGTGAAGTCAGAGCGCCAGTAAGAGTACCGCCAAGAGCGCCACCAGTTAGAAAGCCACCAATACCAGTGGCTAATGCGCTACCACCAAGGCTGCTAGCAAGTGCAGCCAAAATAGGAAGGAACGCCTCAGGCTGCCCCGTTTCAGGGTTGATGGTTAGCTCCCCTGTAGGCGACAGTGATGCAAGACCTTCGACCTCAATCGGGTTCATGTGAACCAGCATTGAATCTCCGTATCGTCCCTGTCGGGCCATCTCTTCAGCCATTGGCTGCATTGGGTAAGGGGCTTGTTGCATATTCATTAGGTGGTCTCCACGCCAAATATGTTGAAGCTTATATCTCCAGAACTAGCGTAGACCTTCACGACATCTGCCTGAGACAGGCACATGCCAATCACAACAGTCCTCGCGGTACTACCAGCTATTGCTTCGTTGAAAAAAATGAATTGTTTGTCATCTGCACTAGCACCAGCTACGTGAATGCTGACTCTGAACGAGCCAACCAAAGCGTTCTGATTGCAGATGACGAGGGAACTTACTGTAGTCTGGGCAAGATTGGGCACCGTGTACAACGTCGTAGTGGTTGTTGCGCTAGGGTTTACCTGTCCCAAAACCTTGATTACGTCTGTCACGAGGCACCCATTAGAAGAAACTGATGTCTACGCATAGACAGTGAACCTTGCTTATCACCCTGCGTCTTTGCGATATTGATATCGTTCTCGACTCTATTCAGGGCAAGCTCAAGAGCACGACGGGTGTACGCCTCATTTTCTTGTCGGTACTGTGGATCTGGGACAGGCAGAGGCTGTTCAAGTATGCTCATTAGCGTCTACCGTCCTGTCTCATGTCAAACCTCAAATCACCAAGCCTCCAGCCATAACCTAAGCCGTTGCTTTCTACACGTACTTTTGTGTGTCTAGCTCTGGCGCGAACATGAGACTGCTTTGTTGTGTTACTGATCGTTGACGTGGTCAACGTGCTTGCCTCTTCCAAGGGGAAGTCACTGCCCTTGAGGGTAAGATCTATCGAGGCATCACCTTCTTGTCCTGTAAACGCGAAGTCAGGGATGATCCGTTTAATAAACATGAAGCTATCGCCATCCCCAATCTCAAGGTCACCAGACTCAACAAACGCATTCATCGCTGATCCGTCATCGTCAAACCCGACTTCATGCTCGTACAAGATGTTTGACTTGTCAGGAGTATCAATCGCACTCGTCGCCAGCGGCCTATTCTCAATTGACCGACCACCGTATGCGCCCCTAGCAAGAGTGCCAACTGCCCACAGGTTCTCTGCATAATTGTACGAGACGTAGTTCGTTACGTCTGTGTTGCCCTCTCCGACTGGATAAAACCAGATTACCTCAGAGTATTCATTGTTCTCGGCAGCAAAGACTTTGAATCGTTGAGATACATTCAGATTATCGAACACATGCTCTAGCACGGAACATGGCAGCGGTTGAACAGACCCGTTGTAAAGATAAAAACCGCCTTGATCCATGAAATAAACAGAGCCTCTGGCGTTCACAGCCGCCTTAGGCGATATCATGGATATGTCTGTGCTAACAGTAGAGAACTGAAACGTAAATGGTGCCCCGACAAATCGCATGGAGTGAAGGCTCACGTCAGTCCAGATCAGTATCTCTTGCCTAGCTTGAACAGCGCCAATAATTTCAGATCCTGAGTTAATCCGAACACCGCCAGCAGTGTTGGTCGCTGTAGGAGTCCAATCTGCTGCATTTTGTTGATCAGAGAATCGAACAAACAACGGGTCAACTGCTGCGCTTCCAATTGGGTTGGAGCCAAAAGCGATGACGTGCTGATCGACATCTGACACCATAACCTGCAAGGCAACCGTTGGAACATCAGATGCCCCGGACAAGGATGTTGCGTTAACTGCTCTTGTTCCCACACCAACTGACTCGTCCCAGTAATAGATCCCGCCACCACGAGCATTAAAAATAAGATCTTCGCCAAAGTTGTCTTGGCTCCACAAACGCAATTGACCGGCAGCAGAGATAGAGCTTGCGCTACCAAACGTGCTTACGCCCCACGCCTCAGAACCCCATCCCGTGCCGGTAATGAAAGCGTTCAATCCAGAATTTATTTGATATGCAGCTACAGTAGAACCGCCGCCGTTGCCGGTGTCACTAGAGTTTGCCGATACAGAAGCGCCTAAAGTGTCTAATGCTTCTATTGTAAACGTGTCAGTTGTGGGTACTGACGTAATCTGATATTCCTGATTCAGGACGGCGGCTGTTATATTTCCACCCAAAGTCGCTGCGCTTGTAAAGGTGACAAAGTCGTTTAAGGCAGCGCCGTGTGCGGCCTCTGTCACAGTGATCGTTGATGATCCATCTGTTGCTGCAAACGTTGCGTCACCAGCGCCAGCGGTCAATCTCAGGGGCGTTACATCATTGAACGTAGAGCCTTCATTCACATAAAACTTCAGATTGGTTCCAAGACCAAGATATCGCGTTCCTTCAAGAGATGACCAAGAGTGCAACGATCTTGCTATGCCGTAAAACGTATCTGTTACAGACTTGACCCATCCGCCAATCTTCTCAACGCGCCCCTTACGGAACCGTATCTTGTCGGAGTCAAACCATCCAGCGTCTGCCGTGTACTCAGTACCCTCTTTGTTTACGCCGGGGCTGAACTGAATCTTGGCGAGAGGCATTACCTAAAAAACCCCCCAAGACCTTGATTTGTGGCTTGCATCATCTGACGCGGCATCTGATTCGTCTGACGCTCAGGCTGCATGAAAGGTATGTAATCTCTTCCGGGCTTCATCTCCATTGTCCGCATCATGCCTCTATCGCCCAGCGGGTTTTCTTGCATAGGCATTCGGTATGGCTGGACTTCATTTCGGGGATATCTCGGCACACTCATGCCGCCACCCTTTGATCCACCCTTGCCCGGAGAGGGGGCGCGGAATGGCATAGGTTGGTATTGAGGCTGATTGTAGCCGCCAAAACTTTGATACATGGGCTGCTGATATCTCATGGGCTGGCGAAACGGCTGGGGCTGCTGAAACGCTTGCTGTTGCAATCCTTGATAGCCACCAACGTTCTGGTTATATCTCATGTCACCCATGATTCTACCGACGCTAGAGCCAAGGCTGTTTCCTGCCCCGTAAGGGTTTGGGCCGTCAGCTACAAAGCTATTCTGGGGTATGGGCTGTGGCTGTTGGAACCTATTGTTTCCAACGTTTCCGCCCCCGTAAGGGACGGTCTGTCCGCCGCCTTTGCTGCCGCCGCCTGATCCGCCTCTGCTCATAACCTATACCTCTTCCCAATTTTGGCCTAAGAACAGGAGGGCTTCTGCCTCTCTGCGCCTTACAAGACCGTCTAGCACTTTACCACCTGCTTTATTCCATCGGCGTATTTGCGTTGGAACGTCGTTATAATCTTCTTCATTCAGCCTGATCAGCAAAGTAGATTCCCTCAGGTTAGTTGGCCCTAGGTTGTATGTCCATGCTACTAATGCATCAAATTGATTCTGCTCAAGAGGGCACTCAACGATGTCATTGACGTACCCTTCAAACTCTTCAAGATCCTCAACGAGCATTCTCTCAGCGTCTTCCTGAGAGCAAGAATCGCCATCTTCCACGCCACGAGTATGACCGTACCCAATCGTCCAGACGTTAGCGGAACACTGATAAGCCTCTAGTTCGCACCCTTCAAACTTCTTAATGAGAGCCACGCCCTCTGCGCTTGTTTGTTTACTCATAGATATTTTGCACCTCAAACGACACGTCATGCTTTTTCTGATATATGTTCAGTGTAAACCTAATCTCTTGCTTCGTATTCCGATACATGTGTCTTTGACCAGCATTCTTCCATGTAACTAATCGATTCGGGAGCCACACAACCTCTTCAAAAAACAATCTTGTCCCCTCAATTTTCTGTAGAAAAAGTGTTCCGTCCCCCGTTTCTGGAGCAAGGTAGAGTACAGTGCTGACAATCTTATCTGGATGATCGGCGTGAAGGTCGTACTCGTACCCCGGATCGCACTTGGTAATAGACGCTTCAAAAACTCCGACAGGATCTGCAACCTTGTCGGCATAACAACTTCTAATCCTACCCACTGTTTCTGCATCCAGCAGTGCCTCAGACTTCTCTATGCCGTTGTATGAATCAACGTGCGTATATCTTAAATCGTTGAGATCTCGGACTAAGTCTTGATAAAGATCGTCGTAAAGAAAATCATCTACTACTTTCACGGGTAGGACTCTTTGAAGCTCTTAGCTTGTACATCAACTCGTGATA